TAGGTAACTCAAACTCAAAACTTGGGAAATCAAAGGCTTCGGGTAAATATAAAACCGGTATTTCCATAAGTTAAAATTTAGGTAGGCTCTGTCGGCCATGTAATATTATAAGGATCTGACTGAGTTGGTACGTCTCTCAATGCCTGACGATATGTCTTCCATTCATCAGATAATGTAAGGTCGCTACTAGCTCTCCAGTCTGTTCTTTTTAATTTAGTGTTTCGTAAGTTTCTTACATTTTCCCATTCAGCATTTTTTAAAGCTGTTTGTTCTTCTGTGGTTGTGTTTTCTACTTTTACAATATAAACTTTATCCCCATCAAGATATGGGTCTGCATCAATTATTTTCTGTGTTGGTGTTGTAAATGTAAGAGTTTCTACAACTTCTTTTACGTCGTGATCTGTTAAAAACTGTGTATTTGGACCAGAGGTAGTAAAGCTTACATTGGGAAATAATTTTTTGATACTACCAATTTTATATCCCGAGGCAGTACCATCTGAAATTGCGTAATTCATTTAATTAATATCCAAATTCATTTTTTATATCTAAAAGTATATCATCAACGATTGGTGTTAACATACTATCAGAGTGCCTATTGTGGGCATTACTACTGGTATCTGCTGCTATTAAAGCAGTAATTGCTAGAACATTATTTTGTACACCTGTCATCCAATAACCCCTAGCATTTTCATCAGTATAAGTATTAAAATAATTATTAATAGTACCAAATTGTGTTCCCCACTTAGGATGACCTACAAACATATAAAGATTACATACTACTGGATCGCCAGCATTGTATGTTGAAATATCATAAGCATAAACTGTAAACCCATTAACTGTACTACCATTATAAAGTGTTCTATCTGATGTTGTACCACTACCGTCAGCACCTAAATTACCTTTGTGAGCAAAACCAAGTTTCATGCTTGAACTGGAATTATTCCAATTACCGGCAGTTGCAGCCATTATTAATGTACCTGCGGTATCATGGTCAAGATTAGCTGTCGGATTTGATGTTGTCCCATACCCACCAGCAACTATCTTATAATAGTAGTTGTGATTATAATTACCCCGTGGTGATATAACTGTTGTGTCGTTGTAAGTATTAGCATCAGAACCATGAAGACTACCCATACCACCAGACCAACTTGTGGATGTCCAATTGTTTGTAATAACATATGTATAATTACCAGAATCATACATATCACCATTACCATCACTTATATAAAAGTCATTTCCGTCATAGTTAATGTTCCAATGACTAATACTAGGATAATGGTGTGTATGATTATAATTAGCTCTACCAGCTCTAATAGCATCTCCAACTGTTTGTAGTTCTGTTTTTAAATCTTCGACAGTAGAACCACCACCAGCAGCAGCACGAAGTCTATGTGATCTCACGATAGATCTCCTACTGTTGCACCATATAATTGACTTCCTACTTTAAATAATTCTATTGCTGTAGGATTAGCTCCTCCAAGTGTAGGAGCAGACCCACCGTTCCACTTTATAGTAGGCCAAGTCAAAGTATAGGCAGATGCAGTTGCAGTGACTATAAGAAGCATTGATTGACCAGTGGTTAAACTATCGGTTGCAGTTCTATTTGCTCCTAAAGTCCAAGTCTGAACCATTCCGTTATCAGGATCTAAAGCAACAGAAGAAGCGTCAGTTATAGCAAATATATTTTCATTTATTGCATCTTCAAAAACAACAGAACCTGTAAACGTACCGCCTGTAACAGGTATTCCTAATCCTGAACCACTAAATGATGTTGCAGTACACGTTCCAGTAATATTTACACCAGTAGCTGTAGTAGCTATTTTTTCATTTCCGCTGTGTTTTAAAGCAACACTAGAATCCGAGGCAATTGATACTGAATCGTTTGAATTAGATATATGTTGCAAATCTGCAACTTTTATTGTTGACATAATATTCCTCCTTAACTTGGCTTTGTTGGCCAAGTAATGTTATCTGGATCGGATTGTGTTGGTACATCTCTGAGAGCTTGACGATAAGTTTTCCATTCATCACTTACAGCAACTCCTGTTTCAGATGCTTTTGTAGCGACCCAATCTGATTCTGCTAGTTTTCTATTTCGATCGTGTCTAACTCTTTCCCATTTTCGAGCAAGAACTTCTGCCTCTGAAGGAAAACTAGCATTAAATTCTGCAATTTCTTCATCAGTTAATGGAACTACTACACCATTTTCAATTTTGTTTAACATTAGCTCTCCTTGAGTTTGTAAAGAATAACTTCACTTGGTGTGTCAAAAGTCCGGTTATTGCTATGTCTCAAACTAATGCCAGAAATTCTTGAAGTGGCATAATAACTGGGATTCCAATGACCCCACCAGTTAGTCCATCCAGCAGCATAGTTATTACCATTGGGATGACCTGTTCCTCTAAACCATCCATGATAACCTGTGGAAAAAGTCATCTCATATTCCCAGTTTTTATCCTCATAACCGCATGTATATACTTGTATAAACTGTGAGTTAGGATTGTATCTTTGGTTACTGCAGGGATCGTGAGAAACATAATCAATATAATATGAAGTATTGATAGATCCATCTCTATAAAGATATATATTTGGCTCACCAGTTCCGCTCATTCTTGCTAGTTTAACGACGACCTTATATATTGAGTCATACTGCAAACCGAAAAAATTAATTTGAGTAGTTGAGCTACTAACTGATATTGTTGTTTTACTTGAAAACTCTAATGCACCACCAGCAGCAATACCAGTTAAGGCTGAACCATCAATAGCTGGTAAAGGATTAGGTACGCTAGCATCTGGAATAGTGCCTGTAAGATTAGCTGCATCATATGTACTTGGTGCTGGAACGTTAGTTAAGTTAGCTCCGTCTCCTGTAAAAGATGTAGCTGTTACTCCATTTGCAAAAGTAACATTACTATTAGTACCAAGTGTTATTGACGGAGTATTGCTTGTAGTTGGTGCAATATCCGTTACTTTTATTTTTGACATAATAATTAATTATAAATTGAACAAAGCTTTATTTGCGTTCCACTCTGAAGCAACGGTATTCGCATCGAAATGTACTTTATAAAACTTAATAATTGCACAATAACCATTGTACATAAAAGCATTAGGTGCACCATGACCACTATCAAACCATATTGATTCGGGGTATCCCGTAGAACCCATCCAACTCGACCAAGAGCTAGTATCTGTTACAACATTAACATTATTCAAATAAATTTTAAAATTATTAGAAGTATAACCTTGTTCTTTTGTTAATACTAAATGTTTCCAACCACCAGTGGCTTGGATAGAAAGGTTGTGATTACCGTTTGCAAAGTTATTACAATGGAAGTAAGTATTATAATACTGGCCATCTGTGTATGTTGTTATCGTACCATTACCACCACTAGTCTGATGTAAATACTGTGTTCCTCTGTAAGCCGAGTTTTGCTGACCACTTGGATGATAGTAATTTGTATTATGTGAATTAGTAACTTGAGGGAAAGCCCAATACCAATATTCCCACGTCCAAGGATCACCCGCAGTTAGAGTTTCATAAACGTTGGTTCTTCCACTAAAAGCACCCGGAGAAGTAACATAATAAAGTGCTTGATTTCCGTTGCAAGTTATATATCCAGCACTACCACTAGAAGAAGTTGTTTGGCTGGGAGCATACGTTAAACCTGTGGTAAAATATGCATCCCGTCCAGAACCTAAATTAGTTACTGTAGTTCCACCGGTATAACAGTTAGTATCACCAAAATCATAATATACTATAGGTGTTCCTAAAGCACCCCCTTTTTGTACAACAGAAAGTGACGCAGCACCACCACCAAACCCATTCATTGTTAAAGGTTTTTGATAGGTTGAATATTCAAATTTCATTTTAAATTAGGATGTTTTAGTTAAATTTGCAATATTCGTAAATGTCCCTGCTGCTGTTTTAATAATCGTATTAGTAAAAATATCAACACCACTTGCACCACCATCAGTCGGTGCAGAGCCTCCAACCCAGTGTGTCGTTGGAACATTATTATCTACAAGAAAAGTGCTTGTATGTGGTGCAGCAGTTGATCTGGTAGTAATAACAGTCACCGATATAGTTTCTCCAACACTCATAACACTGTCAAGAGTTGTAGAGGCAGAATATGTAATATTAGGAGTAATTGATGTTGTTTCTGCTGTTGTATAATAATGAACCATTCCATCTTCTAGATATATGTAGGAATTAGTATTCAATTTACCTGCAACTATCTTTACTTGTTCTCTTAATAAACCAGAAAGATTAGCTGATCCTGTTAATGGATTTGGTGTTGCAGTTCCAAATTCTAACTGTCCTACAGCACTATTTCCACTACCTGTAATACTTTTAACTACTAAAGCTTTACCAACTGATATTTGGTTATCTGGTAAAACCATTGTATAGCTTTGACCAGCACTATGAGCAGGTGATTTTAATTTAACACCATGACTTTGTGCAGAGCAGTTTAACTGCAATGTCCCGTCATTTCCACCACTTCCTTTTATTTCTACAATACCAGTACCATTTGGAATAACTCTTATATTACCATTAATAGCTTTGGCTTCTAGTTCATCGACTATAATTTTTGACATAATTTTAATTTATACGAATGACATTGTTGAACCGCTAACAACTGTTAACGTAGCGTTTATAGTCAAAGGACTTGCAGAAACATAGTTATTACCAGTTGTTGTAGTAAAATCATTATCCATAGCATTTTCAGCTTCAACGAATAATTTTTCATTAGAACTACCAACCAAACCAGAACTCTGTTCAACCCATGCAAAGTCACTTCCGTTCCAAGACATAACTTGATTAGAAGTAGCAGTGCTTTGATTTAAATGTGCATTAACGTCAGAATCAGTATATCCCGCATTATCGACCCATGCGTAATCTGAACCATTCCAACTAAGTACATATCCCGCAGTAGGATTACTTTGATTTAAATGTGTATCAACACTAGCATCACTATAAAGATTTCCGCTAGCTGTTACACCATCTTGCCAAGAATTACCGTTATAGACTTGTAGTTTATTTGAGCTAGTATTAAAATATAAGTCACCATCTGCAAGTGTATTTCCACCACCATCTGTACTTGGATCAGAACTTGCTATTTGGTATTTTTCACCAAAGTTATTTATATCAGTTAAATTGTTAGCTGCTGTAGTAACGGCTGTTATAGACCCGCCAACATTGTTTACGTTGGTTATACTTCCAGCAACTGTATTAATATTAGCTATGTTACCGTTTGCAGTAGTAATATTAGCTATGTTACTACCTACATTATTTACGTTGGTTATATTAGTAGCGACTGCTGTAACCTCTGTAGCCTTTGGTACTAATCTGTGAAAACTATATGTATGTAATGTAGCTGTAGATTCTACTAAGAATCCAAAGCCTTGATTGATTGTATCAGATACGCCAGTAATAGTAATATTTGCGTTACCGGATACATTACCATTATTTATGGTAACGGTTGTACCGGTTGGTACTAAATCTGTTGTAGCTGCTTTAATACTTATAACAGCTGACTGTCCTGTAGCTCCTTGTGGGTTTGTATCAGGAAAGCTATTCTCGTTATTTTGAACATTAAAACCACCAACTTCATCCACTAAGTCAATGATACGTGCATCAATAGCAGCTGTAGTAGCTACATGAGTATCACCAGTAGACCAAGTTTGTCCACTAGATATAGTCTCACTACTATCTTGTCTAAAGTATAAAGCGTCTAAATCTACCGATCCGACAGAAGTTACATGACCTTGAGCTGATATATTAATGTCTTGAATTACATTACCACCAGTATTATTTACATTGATGTTTGCACCAGTAACGTCATGATTGATAGTTACCTGACCATTACTAGCAGTCTTTGATAAATCAGTACCAGCTAAAACATCTGTTTCAATAGTTGAATCTAATGTTTGTTTATTAACTGCATCAGTAGCATTGACTGGATCGCCGAGATCAGTAATTCTATTGTTTCCAAGATTTAAAGCACCAGTAAAAGTACCTCCAGTAGTTGGAAGATACCTCTGGTTTACCTCTTGTGTAACGTATAAGTTTTGTGTAAAGT